GGAACACCCGGGTCCTATATTTACAATACGGGAGTAAATATGGCAAACACTATGTAATTATCTTATTTGTACAACAAAGAATAAAATATAAAAATTATGGCAACATTAACAGCAACAGTAACTTTATCAAGTGCGGCAGGTCAAGTAGGTACCGATGCGCTTTCATTTTCAGTAGCATCGACATTGTCAACCGCGGATGCTGGACCTTCTCGAGGTTTGTCAAGACAGACTATAACGACGGCTGACAACCAAGAGTTAGTGGATGAAGGCACTGCTGGTGTATATTATTTCTACGCTAAGAACACTGATTCAACTAACTTTGTTATACTTCAAACTACAGCAAGTGTGCAATACGCTAGATTAAGTCCTGGTGAGTGGGCATTTTTTCCAGTAAACGATGGAAATGGTTTAGAAGCTAGAGCTGATACAGCTTCTTGTATTCTAGAATATGCGTACTGGAAGAAAGGATAAAATATAATAAGGAAAATCCTTATACCTAATTAATTAAAACCAAATAACATGACATACATATACTATAAAAGTAGTACTTATACTACAGAACCTAAAATTTCAGAAAAACAAATGGACGAATGGAGACATTTAGCCGAAAAAAAGAACTGGAGAATCACTCAATTACCTAATGGTTACTACCAAACGGAGGTAAACAAGCCAGAAAACAAGGAATCTTGGGTAGATATCACGCGAAGAGAGACAATGGAGGGTGCAGAAGCCGCTATTGATGGCAGCGTAGAGCACTTTTCGAAAAAATTAGAGTACATTAAGGGCCCAAAAGTGGTCAAAACTTTTTAATAATTAAAAAATAATGAAAAACACAGCATATTACAAAACTGCATTTGCAAAAAGTGAAGCAGCATCACCATATAACCTTAACAAAACGCCTATGAGAGCTATGAAAGAAGACTCTTCCATGAAAGCTATGGACAAAACTTCCATGAAAGCTATGGATAAGACCTCTATGAAAGCTATGGATAAGACATCTATGAAGGCTATGGATAAAAGTTCTATGAAGGCTATGGATAAAACTTCTATGAAAATGGCAGGAAAAACACATATGTACCACCATGGAGATTCTGATAATGCTACAGTTAAAGAAACTAATCCTAGTACTGGTAGAAAGCATTATCACGCTGCTAAAACTGAGAGTCAATTAAATAAATAATTATGGCATTTAAACTTGGCTCTGAAAAACGTGGGATAAAATTTCCTAAAGATGTTTCTTTTACTAATAAAAAAGTTACAACTAACGGTGATATGGGCCCAGGTGTAGTAGCACAAGCTAATAATGACGGATCTATTGAGGTTCACCCTAACGTTGATCTAAACAGTGAATTTGGCGCTAAAGTAATGAAACACGAATTAAAGCACACTGAACAAATGGAGCAAGGTAGAGCAGATTACGGAGACGGATGGGTTATGTGGGAAGGTAATATCTACATTAGAAAAGAAGAGAACGGTGAACCAATAATAGATGGACCTAACGGCAAGTGGCCAGAAGGACATCCTAACCATCCTTGGGAAGCGGAGGCTATCCAAGCAGAAACAGAATAAATAATATGGCAAGAACAAAATTAAGTAGAGGCAAAGAACCTTTTCAAATGAGATCAGGTAATTCAACACCTTACCCTTTTTTAGGTGGTGTTGGTAAAACTTTAGGTAAAATAGGTAAAGCTTTAACAGGTGGTATTGGTAGAAAAATAATGGGGCAAAAATCTGGCGCAGAAATGCAAGAACAAGACAACCAACAAATGTTAGCAGAAATGCATGCTGCTATAGTTGGCGATGAAGGAGATACAATGATGACTAAGAAAACGCATATGTATCACAAGCCACATCATACAGATAAACAAGTTGATCCAAATACTGGTAAAAATCATTATCATGCAGCTAGATATACAGGTGAATTAGAAGGTAGAAAACCAGAGTAAAAATAAAAAAATATTAATTATGGCATTTAAAATGAAAAGATTTCCGTATAAATCTTCTTTTCCAAAAAGTAACGACGATAACGTAAAACCAAACCCCACTGTTTACATAACAGTAGATGGTGTACCAATGACATATGGTGAATACAAAGTTTACGATAAAACTGGTAGAATGCCAAGTGGTTCTAAAAGTAGAAGAAATAAACCAGATATTGACTTATCTGATATTGTTAAAAAAGAAGAATCTAGGGGGATTGTGGCACCAAAATAGCCGCAGTACAAAATAAATATCAATTAAATTAAATTAAATACATTATGGAATATAACTTACCAAGCGAGTTGGTTAAAAATCTCGACTTTGGTGGTGAAGCTAAAGATAGAGTCATTACTGGAGTAAACAAATTAGCCCAAGCCGTAAAATCAACATTAGGCGCTTCTGGAAAGTGCGTGATATATGAAGATGCGCGTGGCAAACCGGTCATTACAAAAGATGGTGTAACCGTTGCAGAAAGCGTAGTCTTACGTGACCCGGTTGAAAATATGGGTGCAACACTTATAAAAGAAGCTGCTAGAAATACAGTTAAAGATGCTGGTGATGGTACAACTACCGCAACAGTATTAGCTGAAGCATTAATCAAACAAATAGACGCTGCAGTCGCAGATGGTCTTACAATCAGAGAAATTAAAGATGGAGTAACAGAAACATTAGATAGTGTTATTGAGTATTTAAATAACGTAACTATTGATGTAGAAGGTGATATGCTTAAATCTGTTAGTGCTATATCTTGTAACAACGATCAAGAGCTAGGAGCTATTATAGCTGAAGCTTATGATAAAGTTGGTAAAAACGGCGTAGTGCTTATGGAAGAATCGCCATCAGAAGATACATACGTTGATGTAGTTGATGGTGTTAAAGTAGATTGTGGCATGACGTCGCCTCATTTTGTTACAAATACAGAGAAACAAACATGCGAGCTAGACAAGCCTTTAGTTTTTATTTGTTCATCTGAAATACCTAACGTACGTAAGATACAATCAATACTAGAATACGTTATTAAAAATAATAGAGCTTTACTTATTGTAGCACCAGTAGCACAGCAAGTTAAAGCTGCTTTACTTATGAATAAAGTAAAAGGTACTATAAAGGTTAATATTATTGATTTACCAGGCTTTGGTCCTACTAAAAAAGATGCTACAGAAGATTTAGCTATATTAACTGGAGCCACAGTACTTAATGAAGAACTAGGTGATGATTTAGATCTTATGAAACCAGAGCATTTAGGTGAAGCTGAGTTTGCAATAACTGATGATAAGAATACAGTGTTAACATTAGAAGGTATGACTCAAGGTATTGAAGATAGAATAGATGAGTTAAATAAACATTTAGCTGAAGAGCAAAATGGTTTTATTAAGAAAAAATTAGAAGACAGATTAGCTATGTTATCAGGTAGTGTTGGTATAATTAAAGTTGGAGCAAACTCTAAGGTTGAACTAAAAGAAAAGAAAGATAGAGTAGAAGACGCAATCTACGCTACAAAAGCGGCCCTGCAAGAAGGTATCGTCCCAGGTGGCGGGATTGCTCTTCTTAATGCTAGTCAAAAAATTTCGACCGGGCAAGCCGGTAAAGTATTACTTAATGCTTTATCTTCACCATATGAAACTATTATGAGTAACGCTGGTGTAGAATTAAACTCATGGATGAAAGAAGGTTATGGTTGTAATGTTGTGACTGGTGGGTTTGTTAAAATGATAGATGAAGGTATTATTGACCCCGTACTTGTAACTAAGTCTGCACTTAAAAATGCTGTAAGTGTAGCATTAACTATTATGTCAGCAGATTGTGTAATATCAAATATGAGAATAGAAAATGCAAGCAGTTAATGATTACGTTATAATAGATATAATAAAGGAAGGGCCAAAGAAAGTTGGTGGCTTCATATTAACAGATAATACAGATGAAACAAACCGATATAAAAAAGCTAATATCATATCTGTTGGGAACATGGTGGAAGTGGTTAAAACTGGGGATAGTATATACTATGATGCTGTTGCTGGTCATGATATTAGTTATAATGATAGTATGTACAGGGTAATACGCGCTAGAGATATAGTTATAGTAGAATAATTACTATTCGCTAAAAACGTGTAATCTCTATTAAAGAGATTATACACAAACCACAACCCAAAATCCTGGAACAAAAAATCAAAAATTAATTATAAACTAAAAAAAAATAAAAAATGGACAAATATTTATATTTTAGAGCCGTCGCTGATGAAGACAACGACGATGGCGATGGTGCATCAAGTGGTATAAATCCTACGTCGCTTATTATACCAGCAAAAAATATTACTGGTATTGGACCGGGGAATGGTACCACTTTATTAATATTTTTTAAAAGTGTAAGAAACGGTAAAGGTCATGCAGGTGCTTCTGAAGATGAAATAGTTCAAGATTCCGTAACACTAACAATTGCATCTCACACGCATAAAGCAATTACTGATACTATTATTAGAGCTATTAATTCTACTGGACCTAATTATAGTGATGGATTTATTGACGTATGTGATGATGTGACTACTAACGCGGCTGACGAAACTGTTGATGCGGTAAGATTACACTCAAGCATTGAAGGTATTGCTGATAACAGAATTGCAGTAGCAGCGGCATTGAGTTAATATTAATAATTAAAATTTAAAAATTAAAAAAATGGAAAAATATTTATACTTTAGAACTCAAGCTGACGAAGATAACGACGACGGGATGGACGACTCTGTGTATGTTAAAGCTAGTAGTGTTACTGGAATTTTAACAACAGCGACAAATAGACTTACTATATTTTTTAATAGCGTAAAAAATGAAGCAGGTAATGGTACAGATGATGAAAATGTTATATCAGATTCAGTTATTTTAAACGTTACAGTTGGTAAAACTAAGCAAGTAATGCAAGCAATAGTAAGAGCAATTAATAGTACAGGACCATTATATAATGATGGTATTATTGTAATTGCAGACGACGTTACAACAACTATTGGTGATGCAACTGTAGATGCAAAATACATTGATGAAGGTATTGTATCTTGTGGCGCTATTACTGTAGCTGCTGCATTATCATAGTAGTTTGAGATTAACTAGTCACGATTTACGTGATTTACAAATCCTTAAGTATTACAGGCTTGTTCGTAAATGGGCCTGTAAAACTTACGGGTTAACAGACGCTGATTTAGAACTTCTTATTTACTTAGATTGTAAAGGAAGATTCACACGTCAAGAATTTATCGACGGAACATATACCATGAGTTGGGATAAGAACCGTTGGGAGAAATTAAGGAGGAATGGTTGGATAGAAGCGTGGAGACACAGGAACAGAACAACCATCAAATACTCAGTATTCAAAAC